CCTCATCGAAAATGGTGTGAGTTTAGGTGTTTCTTCTAGAGCTCTTGGTTCGGTCATTCAAACAAAAGAAGGCTATAATTTAGTGCAAGACGATTTGAAATTAGCAACTGCTGCTGACATTGTTGCAGATCCTTCTGCGCCTGGTGCCTTTGTTCAAGGTATTATGGAAAACAAAGAGTGGATGATTGTTGATGGTAAGTTTGTAGAAGCAGACTTTAACTATGCAAAAAATCAAATCAAACAAGCCAATTCAAGACAAATTGAAGAAGTTGCACTAAAATTGTTTGAAAACTTTTTACGAAAACTTTAATTTTTATAAATAGAAAATCATAAGGAGATTCCTAATGGCATCAAATAAATTAATGGAAGCAGCAGCTGATATTCTTGCAGGAAGCAAGGCAAAAGCTCCTGCTATGCCACCAGAAAAACTACAAGGCGAAACAGAAGACTTGGGCGGACCAACACCTGAGAACGGCAAGCCAATGGATGACTCACAAAAGATTCATGCCGCAGCTAAAGCTCCAGACAATTCTGCCAAAAACAAAGCTTCTATTTCTACAAAGCCATCTGCAGCTTCACCAGACACACAACTTCACATGAAGAAAGAAGATGCTGAAGTATCAGAAGAAGAGCTTCTAGATGAGAAGTCTCACATGGACAAAATGAAAAAGAAGATGAAGGAAGATGTTGACGCCATGTTTGGTGATGACTCTACCATCTCTGAAGATTTCAAGTCCAAAGCAGCAACAATCTTTGAAGCTCGTGTGATGGATCGTGTCACTCAAATTCAAGAAGACCTAGAGGCACAATACGCTTCTGTTCTTGAAGAAGCTGTCGAAGACATTAAGAACGACCTAACACAAAAGGTTGATGATTACCTTTCTTATGTCGTTGAACAATGGATTGAGCAGAATGAAATCGCTATCGAATCCGGTCTTCGTGCCGAATTGACAGAAGAATTCATTGCTGGTCTACGCAACCTATTCGCAGAACACTACATCGATGTTCCTACCGAAAAGGTTGACCTCGTTGACGAACTTGCTACTAAAGTTGAAGAACTTGAAAGCAACCTCAACGAAGAGATTGAGCGTGGTGTCGAACTTAAAAAGGCATTGCTCGAGTCTCACAAACTAGAAATTACCCGTGCTGTTTGCGAGGGTCTCACCGCTACTCAAGTTGAAAAAATCAAGTCACTCGCAGAGAGTGTAGACTTTTCCACAGAGGAAGAATACAAAGAAAAACTTGAAACAATTCGTGAGAACTACTTTCCATCTGGCGTTAAGAAAGCCGATGTTGCACAACTACACGAACAAGTAGAAGACGGAGACGAAAAGAAGGTCATTACTGATCCATTCGTTGCCGCCGTCTCACAAGCTATTTCGAAAACTAAACTATAATAATTAAGGAGATTTTTCAAATGTATCTTTCCGAACAACTACAATCTAAGTGGGCAGGTGTTCTAGATCACCCAGACCTTGCTCCAATTAAGGATCCATATCGTAAGGCTGTTACAGCCGTTGTTCTTGAGAACCAAGCTCAAGAGATGATGAAGGCCAGCGGCGTTCTTAACGAAGCTGTTCCTACAATGTCAGCTTCTGCTGGTCTAGGTTCTGCTGGTGCTGCCGGTTTTGGTGGTTCAGCATCTTCACCAGTTGCTGGTTTCGATCCAATCCTTATCTCGTTGGTTCGCCGTTCATTGCCTAACCTCATCGCTTATGACATTTGCGGTGTTCAGCCAATGACAGGTCCTACAGGTCTTATCTTCGCAATGCGTTCCCGCTACAGCAACCAGACAAGCGGAACCGAAGCATTCTACGATGAGGCAAATACTGGATTCTCTGGTCTTGGAACAGCTCAGACAACTCTTGCAGTTGGTGCTGCTGCCGCTAACACATTCGTTGCTAACGGCGCTGGTGTTGCTGCTATGTCTACAGCTCGTGCTGAAGCACTTGGTGACGGACAAGCTGCTAACACTTTCCAAGAGATGGCATTCTCTATCGAGAAGGTCACAGTTACTGCTAAGACCCGTGCTCTAAAGGCAGAATACTCTATCGAACTTGCACAAGACTTGAAGGCAGTTCACGGTCTTGACGCTGAGACAGAGTTGGCAAACATTCTCTCTTCTGAGATTCTTGCTGAAATCAACCGTGAAGTTATCCGCACAGTTTACGCCGTTGCTAAGACAGGCGCACAAGTCGGAACAACAACTGCTGGAACATTCAACCTTGACACAGACTCTAACGGTCGCTGGATGGTTGAAAAGGTTAAGGGACTTGCTTTCCAAATCGAGCGTGAGGCTAACACAATCGCCAAGCAAACTCGTAGAGGAAAGGGTAACATCATGCTCTGCTCGTCTGATGTTGCTTCTGCTCTCGCAATGGCTGGTATCCTTGACTACAACTCAGCACTTCAGTCTCAAGTCAACCTAACAGTTGATGACACAGGTAACACATTTGCTGGTACCATGTTTGGTCGTATCAAGGTCTACATCGACCCATACTTCCCAGCAGGTTCTACATCTGAGTTTGCTGTTGTTGGTTATAAGGGTTCTAACGCTTATGACGCTGGTATCTTCTACTGCCCATATGTGCCTCTACAGATGGTTCGTGCAGTTGATACAGGCACCTTCCAGCCAAAGATTGGTTTCAAGACTCGTTACGGTCTAGTTGCCAACCCATTCGCTGAAGGCACAACCGCTGGCGCTGGTGCTCTTACAAACCTCGCCAATGTGTATTATCGTGCATTCAAGATTGCAAACCTAATGTAATCGAAACCCCACTAAGAGGGTCTTAAAAGAGGGACAGAAATGTCCCTCTTTTTTTATACATAAATACCAATATGACAGCTACAACAAGAAATCCAAGTAATCCAAATTTTCTACAACCCAACAAGTTCATATTGAACTTCACAAGAGCACCGGCTGTTCGCTATTTTTGCCAAACAGTAACTGTGCCTGGTATCTCAACATCAGAAATACCACAAACAAACCCATTCGTAGAACTTTATAAACCAGGTGAGAAACCAGTTTATGATGTTTTGAATATTACATTTATGGTTGATGAAAAGTTGGAATCGTGGCGAGAAATACATGACTGGATTCGTGCAATGACATTTCCATATTCTTATGCCGAGTATCAGTCTCTCACCAATTTAAATCCGTATTCGGCAAGACAACCGCAATATTCGGATGCCACATTAACTCTACTGTCTTCTTCAAACAATCCAGTTTTGAATTTCAAGTTTTATGATGTCTTCCCTATTTCAATAGGTTCTTTTGTTATGTCTTCTACTGATAGTCCCGATAGCATTGTCACGGCAGATGCAACATTTAGGTATTCTTTATACGACCTGGTTGTAATTTAATATTTTTTGTGATACCATCCTCAACAGGAGGATTTTTTAATGAGTAAACTTGATGATTTGTTGACAATGTGGGCGAATGATTCAAACATAGATCGCACCGAACCTGGTAAAGCACTTCTTGACATTCCCAAACTTCACAGCAAGTATCTTAACATACTTTCGAATCATCGTCTACTGATTCGTGAAGCGGAATTCAAATATAACCGCATGAAGAAAATCAAGTGGGAATATTACACAGGTAAAATGGATGATGAAACATTGAAGAAACATGGTTGGGAACCATTTCCATTTGTGCTCAAGTCCGACATTACTACATACTTTGATGCAGATGAGGACTTGAATCGTTATCTTGCACAAAAGTTGCTACATGAAGAAATTGTTGAAGTATGTAGTGCTATACTTAAAGAACTCAACTCACGCACATATCAGTTGAGGTCTTTTATTGATTGGGAAAAGTTTATACAAGGTGTCTAATTTATTACTTAAGCCGCTAAACGAAGTTTATGTAAAGTTTGAATGTGAAAGAAGTTTAGCACAAGAGCTTTCTGACTATTTCACATTCTTTGTTCCAGGTTATCAATTCACACCACAATACAAATCAAGGGTGTGGGATGGAAAAATACGCCTAGCGGACTTGAGAACCTTTACCATATATCGTGGTCTTCTGCCATATATCGAAAAGTTTTGTAAAGAAAGAGACTACAAACTAGAATGTGATCCTGGTCTCTATCTTACAGAAGACTACTCTCTTAATGAGGCGACAGAGTTTATTAAATCTCTAAACATACCTCTTGAGCCTAGAGACTATCAAATCAAATCTTTCGTTCACGCTATACGAAATCGGCGTATGTTGTTGCTTTCGCCAACGGCATCAGGCAAATCACTTATCATATACCTTATCGTAAGATATTTTCAAGAAATAGGTCTCAAGCGTGGTCTACTGATTGTGCCTAACATTTCTCTAGTTGCACAGATGTATAAAGATTTTGAATCTTATGGTTATGATTCACTAGAGAATTGCCACACAATACATCAAGGGCGTGACAAACAGGCTAAAAAGTTTTTGTTCATTTCTACTTGGCAATCTATCTACACGCAACCAAAAGAATACTTTGAACAGTTTGATTTTGTAATTGGTGACGAAGCTCACTCTTTCAAAGCTAAATCTCTAACTACAATAATGACTGGTTGCACGAATTCTAAATACAGAATAGGATGCACAGGCACTTTAGATGGCACGCAAACTCATCGACTGGTGCTTGAAGGATTATTTGGACCAGTATATCGGTCAACTTCTACATCTGAGTTGATTGAAAAGAAACAGTTGGCAGATTTTAGAATTAAGTGTTTGATACTTAAATATCCAGAAAATGTTTGTAAAGAAAGTAAAAAATGGGATTATCAAACAGAGTTAGACTACATAGTGTCTAATTCAAAGAGAAATGAATTCATTAAAAATTTAGTGATGTCACTAAATGGAAATACTTTGATTCTTTTTCAGTTGGTTGAAAGGCACGGCAAGAAACTATACGATTTGATCAAAGAAAATGCCAAAAATCGCCATGTATTTTTTGTTTTTGGAGGAACAGATGTTGACGTTAGAGAATCAGTTCGGGCGATTACTGAAAAAGAGTCTAATGCTATTATTGTGGCTTCTTATGGTGTTTATAGTGTTGGTGTCAACATTCGTAATCTACACAACATCGTTTTCGCCTCACCATCAAAATCAAGAATACGAAACCTCCAGTCAATCGGTCGTGGTCTAAGACTAGGCGACAACAAAGAAGAAGCAATACTATTTGATATTGTTGATGACTTTAGAACAGGCAAATCTACCAATTATACATTGAAACATTTCCTCG